GGCGTCACGCTCTGCGCCATCGAAAAAGCGTGGGCCGAAGGCAAAACCCCGTTCCCGTGTATAATGCACGATAAGATACAGCACGATTAAACGATTGCTTAATTGAATATTGTATACAATGTACAGCATACGATTAAACGATTGCTTAATTGAATATTGTATACAATGTACAGCATACGATTAAACGATTGCTTAATTGAATATTGTGTCTATAAAATATACGGACACCGCGTGATGTGGCATCCGTATATAGCATTTACAGTGTGATTGCGTTTATAACGACCAATTTGAAGTGTTAAGCGTAATATTAATATCAATATACGTTGCATTGTTTAACGTTGCTTTTGAAGTGATCTTTCCGGTCTGATCCAAGAACATGTTGTTAACTTCCAGTGAATAGTCCGCTTTTGTCACAAATAAAGCAGTCCAAATTGTTTTATATCCTGATAATCTAATCATTTTCATAATATTATCAGGGATTGTTGCGATTCTTGTTGTATTGGAAATAGTTGACCCCTGAGAAAATTCGATCTGTCCATCAATGTTTAACAATCCTGAAAACTTGTTATATGAACAGTTCCATGAACCCGATGTATAGTTAGCGAGTCCTGTGTTGTGAATGTTAGTCCCATAAATCCACTGGTTACGCGTGTTAATGTCTGTAATATTCTGCTCATTCTGATTTGCTTTGTCGTTAGCTGAGCTTGCTGTATTTGTCGCGTTCTGAATAGATACGTCCTGTTGTGCGTTTTTTGTTTTTAACCTACCGATATCTTCACTGTTAGCTGTCACAGAGTCATTTAAAGCCTTAACGTCTTTCGATGCTTTATCTGCTACAGCCTGAGCTGCACCGGCAGCGCTCGTTGCATTGCTTGCGGAATCCGCGTTCACTTTCATCTGATTGTCGATTTTCAACATATCTCCGTTGTAGTCACCAAGGTAAGTAGGTTTGTCCGTTCCGATATACTGTGACAATTTATAGTTTGTTGTTTTGTTTGTGCTACTCATAATAATCTCTCCTTACATTAATATATCTTTTGCTGTGTTATCAAACGTGTACGCCGTCATGTTGTAACCTACAAAGGAATTACACGTTAGTGATTTTAGGGCATCAAACTCGCTAACTGTAATTGGTGCGTTGCTGTGTAATTCAGCCAACTGATAAATCACATCTTGATAGAACACGTATTCACCTGTTAACGGTGAGAACATGTATAACTGACTTGATGGGATTAATTTGCACCCGGCGTATAAATCAAAATCGTGTGCCATCATGCTTAGCGCTTCAAAACCATTACAGCTCAGCTCCAAACCGTCAAATTCATCGCAAGTTATTCCACAATATCTCGCTGAGTCATAAATATCACCAAGAATTTTACATATGTTGTTATATTGTCCTGTGACAGGATTATAACACTGTATATTCTCGCAGACGTACTTGTCAACATAATCAATTAATCTATCAATTTGCTGATTGATGTATGAATACGTTTCAGCGTTTAGACGGTACATGGTTTGTGTCAACTCTGTCAATGAATTCGAAATATCATTTATTTTCTTGTTTATTGATACTTCGAGTTTTGTTATTTTTTCGTTGTAATCAGATTCAACAATAGTTATTTTTTCGTCAACATACCCTTTAAAGTCAGCAACTTGTGTGTTCACATACTCTTCAAGGGAACGTATCTCACTTTCAAGTGTTGCTTTTAATTTAGCGATTTGCGTGTCCGTGTAATCTTTGTATGCATTCGTATAGTTATTGATAGCTGAAATGCATTCATTTATCTTTTTTTCAAGATAACATAGAACTTCATAATACGACTGTTTGTCGTTATACACTGACGGTAGATTACAACAATTCAATTTAATTAATGGTGTTATTTCCATATTATCACCTCACTTTTACCACACTTGCATAAACAATCTTCTACAGCGTTTTAACAGTATTGTGTTGATTAAATACGTACCCTCAGAAATTGCTTTAAAATATTTTTCACTATTGCGTGTGTCTGTTTCATTTTCAGAGAGTGTCCTGATTGTGTTTCCTACACGGTTACTGTTATTTTTCCCTGATGAGTTACTTATTGTGTTTGTTGTGTTGTTTGTGGTCGCTTCACCTCTATCCATTTCAGATGCATAGTCATTTGTACTAATTGTGACCTGTGGGTTGTCTGAATGAATAGACTGCGAGTTTTGTTTCTGATTTGAAGTATCTGTAGATACTGCATCTTGCTTCACATCTGTGTTACTTGTCTCTGTGTCGTTTATGTTTTCATTGTGTTTCACCACCCTTTCTCCCGCAACGTTAGGCATACCACCAAGCAATCTATATTTTTGACTCATTTCTTCCATGCTTTCACACATCAAACCTTTAAAAAATTGTTTGTGCATGCCTAACGTTTCTTGTCCTATTTCATTATTCAAATACCTTGTTAAGTATGCGGTCATAAACTCAGATTTTCCATCACCTGTGTTGTTATACCAAGGAAATGAGAAGTCGAAAAAAGCGTTTACACCCTGCTCAACCAGTTCATCCGGTGATAGGCTCTCCGAGTTTGGTACAATGTTTTGAAGTATATTATATATAGTTGTGGTATACTTACTCAATAACATCACCCTTTCTGTCAATGTTTGGCATAAACTGTGTTGGTGCGTTCAGTGGTGTTGGTAGGTTCGATCTAAATTCCACTTTCGCTTCCCAACCAAACAATTTATTGCAAGCGTCAATTGCACGTTCTCTTAGTGCTAGAGCTATATTTCGATTACCCTCTGTGTGACCGTTGTTCCCGGCAACTTCATCAGATATCAGTCTTTCTCTTTTTTCTGATGGGTTCGATTCATAGCCAAGATCAGTTAGTACACGCGCCCACAATACGGTGAGTTCATCTTCCAACTTGTCAATAACATAAGGCGCGCCTAATGTGACAGCTTGTAAATTCTTAATATTAATTGAGTCGCTAATTTTAATCACAGGGACATAGTTGGAGTATTCTTCACCAAGTATTTGATAACTCAATCTCTCGTCATCTGAGGATACAATCGCAACAGGTGTACGTTGACTAAACATATTAATGTCACGTGTACGCCACACATTTGCCATAGTTTTTGCGTACAGACAAGCCGTATAATAATATGGAAATGCGGTCGCTGAATCCCACATGATAACGGAGTTTTCTTTTCCGTATTCTTTCATGTAACCATTGTTAGCATACGCCCATCTATCCTGTGGCACGTTGTATATATCATACATCCCGGACAAATTCACTTTCATGAACGCGAAAGCATCTACAACATCGTCATAAATGAATGACCCTAAACCATGAAAAAACATAATGCGTTCTATAAAGAATGGTTCAATTGATTCGGGTAATCCTGTGTATTTGAACCGATTAATAAACAAGTTCATGATACTGTTAAAAAAGTAGAATTCAGTGATGTCTCGCCCGTTACACGGTTGATTTATGTTCTTTTCGTATACCCGGTAAGGGTTTTTCACTGTACCCATACTATCACCTCTTTTCTAATTGTTTGGCAGTGAATAGTTTCCGATATCATCTGTATGCCACAGTGTAACACCACGGTTGAAAATAGATCTAATCTGTTGTAGTTGTGCAAGGTCAACTGCTCCAGTAAAACCACACCCGGCTGTTTTTACGTAATTCCATGTTGATCGACTGTGTATGTTTGGTGTTGCGACTCTATTGATTGGATACCCGTAGACATCAAAGAACGAGTCAATCACACGTGCAAATTCTTCCTGACACGACATAACGTAGAAAGTGAATCCCGTTAGAGCACAAGCCACATTGACATTTTCAGAAAGTGCTTTCCCGTGAACAGATGCCGGAACAACAGATTTGTCTCTTAGCTGAGCCAATAACGACATAGTGCCTTGGATTGCACTGACTGAGGATGATGTGGCTTGCATCCCACCTAACACAGCACTTGCTCCACCTGTAGCTACAGCTGTCACAGCACCAACAGGTGCTTGTATTGAATCAGCCACAATAGATGTAGCTTGAACAGCCAGTGCGCCCTTATTCTGAGCAACCCAAGCTTTGAACGTGTCAGACTGGAAAGCACATTGTGGAAATCCTGATATCACCAATGACTCAGAAAATAAACGGTTCACACCCTTATAATTTGATGGTGACACCAACACCTGTGGTAGGGTACACATTGCACCAACTATTTCAAAGTCAATACTGTGGTCGGCATTGTTCGATAATTCAAACCGATAGACATTTGCCTGACCCTCATTATTGTCCACCATAGCATAACAAAATGGGTAACTATACAGTTTGTTATTGCGTGGAATATAACCACCGAAAATATCACCTTTGTTTAATGGTAACTTGAACTCTGCCCGGTTTGAGTCATCACCCTTTATCGCGTTAATGCATATTTGAGGAGCCATGAATATAGCCATAATATCGTCAACAATACCCTCTTCTGTGTATTGTTTGATTAGGTTGTTTACGGTTTCCACGTCTTTGACACTGTAATGACCCAACGATCCTGTTCGATATATTCCGTTAACTACTGAACCGTCAAAAGGTTCACCTGTTGTCCCCTCTGAAACATAGACACATATGTCCATATTGTACAACGGATATAGATAGGAATTTGCCACTACCGACTCTCCTGTTTCAAGATTTACGGGGATCTGATTTGCCCCGATTCTGTCCTGACTTTTTGGAATATGTTGCCATTCGATAAAGCACGGCTTCACTTTCAACTTATACCAGTTACATTGAAAAACATCCAGTTCAAATATGATTCTAGTTGTACGCTCTGATCTCCACTCTATTGATGTAATGAAGCAGAATACCCATTCATCATGTAACCCATAGTTGTTGAACGCTAAGTAGTTGAGATCAAGCGCAGACATTTCAGTGAATGGTACTTTCACGTCAAGCGACCCAACTCGAATCGGTGACATTTCATCTAACTCACTGGAGAGGTTAACTCTCCAGTTTTCAAGATGATTCAACAAGTCCTGTGTTGAGTTGTACAATCTGACGTGATTATACGAATTATCCCATGGGACACCTCTATACAGTCTTAATTGTGTTTGTGGTGCACGTGGCACAACATTCGCCTGTGTAGGCATTGGAATCATGTTATTACCCCCTATAAATTTCTTGCCTTTTTTCTAACCTTTTTGTTAACACAGCATCAAGGTTAGCCCACTTTGGTAAAATTTACAGTTGTTTTTATGGTTTCATCCGGTCTGTAAACAATTTCAACCGCAAGAGTTGAAGCTGTTTCATCCGAGCCGACATACAACTGATCTGTTCCCGGTAGAATGTATGTGTCTTTTGACGTTGCACCGGATACACTGTAGGTAAGAAGTTTCTGATGGTATGCACCTGTTCCACCTGTCACGGTTGCCGGAATATTGGTCACTGTACCCTGTGTGTATGTTCCACCTTTCGCGGAAATAGTTAACGACTCTGTAGCTACCTGATCTGTGGTGAACACTCTGATCGGGTAGAACGGTGACGCACTAATCATTTCCACCATAGTGTAGAAATAATCCCACGCCAACACGTTCGCAAGTCTCTGGTCGCTCATTTCACGGAACTGATCTCTTACATTGAAAAATCTAATATCCATTAATACACCCTGAATCGCTGAGTTCGCGAACTTGTCAACAATTACGGTTCTAACATCCATCTGTGTTTTGTCAAGATGGAACGCATAAGCCAGTGCGTCAACACTAATCTGAGCGTTAACTTTCGGTGTTGTAATGAAGATGAGACTGTACGGTTCAGATGTAGAAGTCGCACCCGCGATGTTGTTCGCCGGGTTCGGGAATTTAAATTCATCCACTGCGGATTTTACCTCTGCAAGCATTCTCTTAGCAGACGCTTCATCCACAACAGCCGGAACAGTAACAGCCGGTAAAATCTGTTGTGTATATCCAGTGTCAATCATACCTTTCATAGCGTTGTATTCATCCCAGTTCGCTCCGGACACGGCTGACTGCATTTTCATCCCCATCATGTCGCGGATTCCGTATTCTGTCAAAAATGCTGATCGTAAGTTATCGAATGTTACTGTAACTGGGTACTGCATATTTAGATTGACCTTGTGGAACACGGTCATAATATACGACTGATACTGTTGAAATGCAGACTCGTAGGATTCACGCGGATCGTACAATTTCCCTTTGCACATATTGACGAATGTTTCTTCGTGCGTCATACCATAACGCATAGGGTCTTTTTTATACATAGCAAGAGGATTTTTCCAAGCTGTTGAGTCCACAGTCTGTAAACCGATTCTCTCAAGTAGAGATGGAATAATCTGATTTTTACCCTGTGAATAACTCATCATATCTGTGAAAATCTCAGACAAATTGCTCTGAGTTACCACAGGCAGTCTGTTTTCAAGGTCATACTCTGACCTCATTGCATTTAAAATTGCTACATTACTTGCTTTTGTTGCCATGTTTAGTCTCTCCTTTCATTACTCTGTTTCCCCGGAAAAGTCCAAGTCATCCAGTTTCGGTACAGGTTCAGGTGTAATTGGTTTCTCGATCGGTTTTTCCAATGCTCCACTATTCTGTGTCATGATTTCCTCTTTGAACCGTGTTTTATACTTTTCAGCAAGATCATTATATTTTGCTTTCCAAGTGGTTTCATCCTCTGTTGGTGTTCTTAACACTGTGAGTGCTTCGTCAAACTCCTCAACATTTTCAAGAGCATCAATAATCTGTGTTAACGCTTCTTCTCTTGTCATACTCTATTAGCTCCTTTCCATATTGGCATACTGTATAGCCACAATTTTGATTTCTTTTTCTTTTTCGGGTGTGGGTTGTTTGGGTTAAAATTTTTTAAATATTCGTACCACTTTCTTGCGTCTTTTCGCCGTTCTTCCTCAACCTCGACTCCGGCACGTTCGAAATTTTTTAGGAACGCACTCGCAAGATACTCAGGTTCATCTCCAGCTTTTTTAAATTCCAACCAAGACATTTTATATTGAGAGGTTGGAATCCACTGACCGGATGATTCTGTCTGAGTATCCAACCACAAACACTGCCCGTCACCGTCATCAATTTCGAACCCCTGACTTTTCGCCCAGTTTGTATAGTTTGTTGCGGGTGTCCACTGAGCGAGTCCGAAACCTAGACTGTAATTTCCCTGATCTAAGTTTTGCCACAATCCCGGGTTGATATTGGATTCTCGCTCAAAGTTGCCAAGCATACCCGCAACAGCGTTTAAAGTAAAACCATAACCCCACATGATAGAATAAAATACATAAGCATTGTTCTGCATTTCTTCCTCTGTAAGATAGTTATTTTTTGCAATCCATTTAAGCTTTGTGGCTTTTCCTAATCTATAGAGGTCGGTGTAGTAATCAACCCCGGTCACAAAGTTATTTATGGAAACCTGTTGCGCAAGCGGAACATTCGCTGTGTGTGCACCCATTGTTATGCCACCATTGTCCGCAGGTTCATAACACATTTCTGTATGTTGACGTGTTGCGTTGCGAACAACTAGAATGTCACCCGCTTGCCACGGAACAGCGTCTGTTTTGTAATGTTGTGCACCAAGGTCTAGCAAATACTGTCCCATGGTGTAAGTCGTGAACCATGGATTCGTTTCGAAATAACCGGCTTGCGTTAATGCCTGTGATATTAATGAAGAGCAATCATAATACGTGATCCCGTTTACATTCTGTCCACGCCGATATTTTTGAGAATACCCAATGTTGGGTGCATTACACGCGTTAATCATCCATGTGTATGCTGTGTTAATAGATGGCATATCACCACAACCTTATACTTTGACCCGGATAGATCAGATTTGGATTCTTGATTCCATTCAGGTTAGCGAGCGTCTGATAACTCGTATTATACCGTGATGCAATGTCAGACAATGTATCACCTGACCGCACTGTGTAATACTGTGAAACATTTGATGATTGTGAACTTGACGCAACTGTAAGTACCTGACCCGGAAAAATAGTATAGGGCGAATGAATACCGTTTCTATTTGCAATATCAATCCACGAAACACCAAGTCTTTTTCCAATGGAAGTTAGACAGTCACCGCTTTTTACTGTGTACGTTGTGACACTTTCCGTGTTCGTGTTTGATGAATACGCACCGGAAATTGTGAGAACCTGTCCCGGGTAAATCAAGTTCGGGTTCGCGATACCGTTCAGTTCAGCAAGATATTTGTATGTTGTGTTGTATCGTTGTGCAATACGTGACAACGTGTCACCTGATCGCACTGTGTAATACACAACACGATCTTCTGCTTTGTGATTTGGCTCAGACGGTTTATAGTTATCTGACGCAACACAACCCGCTAATTTATCCCAATCTGCGCTATCGCCATAAAAAATATCTAAGTCTAAATTTTCCGACCATCCACGCAAGCGACCTGATGAGGTGTATTGATATAATACTGTGTTGTCGTAAAACTCACCAAGTGAACCACGTAACGGCGGGTTGTCTACGAAACCATAAATCGTGTTATACCCCGAATAATAACCCGCGTTCCATAAGGAATAATGCTCTGACACCGAGCTCCAGTCGTATCTATGGATTACGCTGTTTGACATATAGATCACAGGTTTCACACCTGTCATGTTATAGACAGCATCTAGCCAGTCTTTCGCCCAACCGACACCCTGATCGACCGCGGATGATTCATAATCCAAGACTAACACAGATTGCCCAATATACCCGGAAATATGATCCACGAAATATTTTGCCTGTGCAATCGCGTCACCTTTTCTAGCGAAATGATATACACCAGTCTTTTTTCCGCTTTCTTTTGCGTCATGATACACTCTGTCACAATCCGGGTTAACATAACCTACACCCTCTGTCGCTTTTGCGATCACAAACTCAACATCTTGCATCTGTGTTACGTCAATACCGCGTTGCCAGTTGGAAACATCAATTCCATTCATATTGGCACTAGCTGTAACTGGTAGTGAGACAACAAGCATAACAGAGAGGAATAATGCGATCAGATCCTTACTTTTTTTCATTCACATTCACCTCACTATCTAGCTTGTCGCATAGCTTCTGTAATACAATCGTGTTATTGTTTAGTGCATCCGCCATTGTTTTCATTTCTTCTGTGTGTGATTGTGACAGCTGTTTAAGCTGTTCAGAATCCTTGTCACGTGTGTATTTCTGATAATACATTAACACACCACAACACACAATCGGAAAACCAACCGTAGCAACGGCGTTAATCACTGTGTTAATAGTTTCCATGTTTTTCACCCCTTTCTGTGTAATGTTTCACGTGAAACATGAATCAAAATGTTTCACGTGAAACATGAATCAAGATTAACGTTAAACAATTAAGCAATCACTTAATCGTTAATCACATTATAGCAAAATAAAATAGCGATGTCAACAGTAAATTTGCTGAAATCGCTATTTGTGTGCCCGTAACCTATAAGATAAATCAAAGGGTGCGTTACTCCACCCGCCCCGGTTGACTACTTGCCCATTAACGCGTCCGGGCGCGGTCAGTGATTCTACTCAAATAGGGGAGCAATATTATAATATCACAATTTATTACATATGTCAACCTATAAAAAAGATAACATATCGAACACCATATTTTTACAAGCGAGGTTTTGGAAACGCATCAAACCACGGTGAAAATAATTTCGTAACGCCATAATAATGTAGTTGCTACTATTCACCATCACTGCGCGATCGTCTATAACATCCGTATAATTGAAGCAGACACGCCGTGGGAATGTTTCGTCCGCGCCCTCTGACACATAGACACAACTGCTGTATTTTCTAACATTGTACCACATTTCATTGTAGCGTATCGAAAGCATATACTCAGATGATCCGGACGGTCGTGTGATTAACGCGTCATTGTCATTCAAATACACGTTCTGTGACGCGTGGGAAAAGTATTTTGATCCTGAAAATGCGCGGTTAAAAGCTGAACTCTCAAAAGCTTTACTGGCGTTCTCGTTATATGTTCGCTCGTATACCCAACCGTCACCACGTAATATTTTTGTGTCACGTTTTAGCATTTTATTGATACCTAGCGCTTGATAGTATGGGTTGAGTATTGACACGGTGTTACTTGCCATATATAGCGGAACACGCCGACTCTGTTTTCCGTCACCTCGTGCGATAGATGTGTGAATAGACATTAACTTATCTATTTCGTTTGGTAGATAATTGTTAGACTCGTCTTGGTATTCGTCAAAAAACCCATGAGCCACTTGCACAAAAATAGAAGACATTCGCTTTATTTTTCCTGATAATGACAGTGGCAAGCACCAACCACACGGTTTATCATCTAACAACAACTGAACCACAGCACCGTCAAACAATTTCTTCTCCGTCATAGTGTGACCATTATAAAACAATCGGCGAATGTCGGTAAAAAACGAATCAGACATAGATTGCATATCTGTTTTATAACGGTAGATCAAATAAAACTGGTTAACGTCAGTCTTTTCTTTCAAAAACGTATCTATTAACCTACGCTTAAACGACACAGTTTTTCCTGCTGTTCGGTTTCCGTCTGCAATGTATATATCAGGATTTTTTCCATTACGGTCTTTTAAAGTTAATAAGTAATTACAATCATAATACTTTTCCATGCGTAAACACCTTATACCTTTCGCCACTCATTGACACTACGTTATAACATTGTAATCCGTTTCTGTCTGTGTACGGTGTCACAGATTGTACATATGGGTCATTGATGATATGCATTAATGTGTCAGATGTTACAATAGTCATATTTAATTTTTCTAAGTTAATCATATTACACCACCTTATAAAGAAAGGGCGGTTTCCCGCCCCTTTTGATTACTCGTCATATCTAGTGACAATAAGGTTTGTACCGTTACCCTTTGCCAATTTGATATTTTCAAATTTTACGCTGATCTTCTTTTCTTCGACATCCTTACTGTCTCCAACGATTGCAGTCAGGTTTTTCAATCTACCCTCAACAACTTTTGACGAACCACTAAACAGTTGCCCGTTAACTTTTACAACGGAAATCACAACTTTTTCCAGTTCTCCTGTGTTCTCGTTCAATCTTTCAGAATCCACGATTCCGAAACCCTCAAGAACACCCTCTACTTCCTGTTCAACTGCGTCAATAAATCCAAGTCCTGAACCTACATTCGCCATATCCATTTTTGTGATATTATACAACATACTTATTTACCTCTCTTTCTTGAAGTGTTAATTGCTGTAACCTCTTCCTCTGTAAGAATCAGATGTTCTTTTACTGTTGAGTGTTTAGCAAAATCAGAATCGCTCATCACACGCTTATCCGCATAGAACACGCATTCCAAAACATTCACAATCGCATTTTTGAACATTTTGCCCAATACGATTTCTGCCTTTTCTTTTGAAGTACACTTCTCAACATTTACCTCTACTTCTCTTGACTGAATCCCCTGATCTGTTTTTTCAACGACCTCAGCTTTAACTTTTGCTGTAATAATTGTTCTTGTAATCATAATCTAAATCTCCTTTCTTTTTTTAACATTCATCTTGATTACATTGATAAGTATACACCGGATTCACTTTTTTGTCAAGACTTTTCTGTATTTTAAATGTTTTATTTTTTAACAATATACCACCTCTGATTCTTACGCCCTTTAAATTAGCATCCTCAAGTTGCAAGTTTTCACGTAACGCGGACACCGGTAATCCGCGGTCAATAAACTCCTGTTTCGCTTGTTTCGTCATGCCTGACGCTTTTAAGTTCAAATAAGGTTTACACTCCTCGCCATCCTCTGCTATAACGTGTTCTGCATAGGTTTTCTGACGTTCATAATAAGCGAAATCAAAATCACATTCATTCTTCCAACAGCAAAACTCAACAGGGTCAACAACAACCATTTCAGCTGGCTCTAAACCTTGTAGATGAATAGAGTCTGTGTCGGCATAACAGAAACGATCATAATTAGATATGGCGTGTCTGATCGTGAAATTTCGCGCGTATGATGTTATAGCTGAGCCGACAGGAATGTATCCAACAGTTTTTTCATGTTCCTCGTGCAATATGAAACGGACGATTCCATCGTCAGACATATATGGTTCTTTCCATGAACTGTCATCTGACATTGCGAACTTGCCATACAAGTTGTTGAGAAAAAGTTTAGCCAGTGTCCGTTTAAAACCTTTACTTTTCTTTTTCATTTCTGCGTATGTGTTAATGTATTCATCAAACATACCCGGACGAGCGTAAAACCATACATGATCTATAATTTCTAAATCGTACAAATCATATGTATCTTGCAATAATAGCCAGTCTGTTTTAGTTAACACAAACTCGTGTAATGTATCACAGACATTTCCGTCATTATCATAATAATATCTATAGTATTGTCCTTTATGCCGTATATCTGAAGTGTACAGATTTTCGTTACCTTTGTAGTGTGCGTTACCTCGGATATGCAACCACGGAAATGCCCCCGGTTTTAGCCGAAACCGAAACTTACAACGAACAAAATAATAAAAATCATTCTTATTGTTCATATAGTCAGGTGGTGCGCCTAAGCAATACTGACCACGTCCATAAGGGTAGTAATTGCCGGAAACACTATGCATCATAGACGGATACAATGAATTTACATCATACACTTTCCCTAATGTTATAGTTCTGTGTGCGTATCTAGGATTCACGTAGCACCAACCGCCGGAGTATGATTTGTGTACATATTCCCACATGTTGTTATAGCCTGAAAATTCAAAGTGCATGGGATCATCTCGTATGTCAGGGAACAATCTATCGAAATCCTTTTTTGCGAACTGAGATTTAAACTCTGACAAGCAACATGATCCAATCGTTAACTTGTCGTGCCCCTCGTTGAACATCATTTCGAGAGCTTCTTTCAACACAAGAACGTCATTTTTTATGTATTCCTCTTCTTCCGGTGTTATATCGCAATAGGCTTGCCTATTCCCTGTGTACTCCATTTCTAACTTTTGGTGTTTCGTTTTGAATGACTGTCCTATTGCCCTCAAAGATGATGGCATAAGCTTTAAACTATTTCTTATTTCTAACAGTGTGTGTGACCATTTTATTTTAATGTAATACCATTGCCCCATAGCTGAGATAGATGTTTTGAATTGCCTGCTTCTCATATTAGTGTCTTTCACGCTTGTGTGCGTGTATCCCTCGCGGAGCAAAAAGTCCACAATAAATGAACCGTCAAAAGAGAGGTTATGAAAAAATAAAACGTTATTTCCTGACATACGTAAGAATCTAGTTAAAAAATCACGTATACTGTGTGTGATTGTTACACGTTCGGTATCATCATATAGTGCAACGTCAGCACCCGCCCACACTTCAGTGTAATCTTGTTCATGTCCGACTTGTTCCACCATCTCATCTGTCCACACAGTTGTCTCAAAATCACACGCCCAGTAAGTTATTTCTTTCTTTCTTCCCATAACGTCTCACCACCAAATTTATGTGTCTATTCCTCAATTTCTACACCGTCATACATAGACAGAAAATCTTGGTAAGCTTCACTGTCAGGTGCTAAATCCATCATACGCGCTACTTCATTAAAACTGTTTAATATTGCTTCTCTTGTTTCGTAAGGCGGTTCAGGAAATATATCAGGGTGCTGTGATAACACGTAGGCAAAACGCTTGCGTGTTTCTTCTGATTTACCATATATCAATCTATTTGTCTGCCACTCGATAAACTGGGCAATGTACCAATAGAACGACTCTCTAACCTGTTGATACCAATTATCTATAATCTGTTCATAACTTTCTGTTGGTG